CCTTCACCAATACCACCAGGTCCCAAACCGCCTTTAGCTGGGATAATATCAGTTGATACACCATATTTATTAGTTGCACCCATTATAAGTACCTACCACGAGTTTTACCACGTTGAGCAATACCATCTGCGCGAGATGAAGCTGTACCGCCTGATTTCATACCTTTAGCCATTGTTTCACCTTTGGCATATTGGTCTGGGATGATACTTTACCTGACTTAATATCTTTAGCCATTTTAGCTATCCCCTTAGTTTCGCCTTCAGACTTTTCACCTTTGACGTACCCAGCTGGGCTAAGTTTACCTGACTTAAGTGCAGAGGCTTCTTTGTTCTCTTCACCAAATGTTTCTTTACCTTTAAATAGAGCCATACCGCCCTCCTTAAATTTTTTACCCTTATCGGCTGCAGAAAAGTCTTTACCGACAGATTGAGGAATACCTAATCGTTTAGCAGCGCCTTTATCATGTGCTACCATTTCCATTAAGTTATGTTGTTTTTAGATACGCTAGGCATATTATTTACCTTGTAGCCATTTTTGCACAGTCTTTGTTTCGTATATACGAATTACAGACCAAACAATAGATAGTGCTGCAGCAATAGAGGTAAAATTTGCACAAGTGTTCCAAACGCTATTCCGATAGACGTCCAATCAATCACATGCTTAGTGTGCTCGTTGACTTCATTCAATTTATCTAACATAGCTTTAACCATAAAATGCTACTAGCGTTGCGTTAGTTAGTGTGGCATACGCATTAGTCAAGCACAAGATACCTTCGCCTGGAACTAAGATACTAATAGAGCCAGCGGCTGCTGGGGCTGAGAATGAAAACACAGTTGGACCCGTTGAGTTCCCATCAGTAATAACTACTGTACCGCCAGAAGCATATGAAATAGTAAACCCACGAAGACGAGTTCTATTTGCATAAATAGAGCCCGTTGCACTTAAGTGACGAGGCCTTTACATCGGTCTGCATCATAATTAATCTCCTTATATTTTATTAAGGGCTGACATAGGGGCGATTGTCATTTAAGACTCCTTATTAGGGAGTCACCCTTAGATTAATTAAGCTTGGTTGTAAGTTGGAACGTATGTGCCATCTGAGTTACGTACGCCATAAGAAATAATCAACTGACCTGAACCTGCGTTCAATGTAGCTGGAGTGTAAGTAATAATAGCATCTGTAGTACCAACGTTTGTAAATAGTGCTGTACGAGCTGCTGTGTCAGGGTTAAGAGCTAGAACGCCTGCTGTACCTGTAGTAATTGTTACTTGCGAAACTTGAGTACCATTTACAAATACAGTGAATGTACCTGAAGTACCTGATGTGAATGTTGCACCAGATTGATATAGGTAGATTTCAAAAATTACTGAACCAGCTGGAAGTACAAATGCTTGTGTAGCAGCTGAATCTGTTGCAGCAACTGCTGCATTTTGAATTGACATTGTGTAACCAGTGTTACGGATTGTACCAGCAGTAGTACCTGTGGTATTCTTAACTGTGCCCAATAACCATGGACCTAAATGTGTAGCTAAACCCATTTTGATTTCCTTTATGCAAAAGTCTTTCCACCATCTTTGCATCGTCTGCTGGGGCAGTTGGTGAAAATATGTATTCCCAGATAGTTGAATAATACTACTTTTATTAAATAGTGCAAGCACTTATTGGAGATTTATGCCATATAAAGATTTAGAAAAAAGAAAGCAAAACAAAAAGAATATAGTAAAAAGCATTACGAAGCAAATAAAGAGCAGATTTTATATACATCGGCAAAAAACAAAAAGCAACTAAGAAAAGAATTTTATGACTATAAATCAACTCTTGCCTGTATAAAATGTGGGGAAAATCATATATCAACCCTAGACTTTCATCACCACACTCCTAACCCATCTAATATCAAAATTAGTAGGCTTTTAAGTTGTGGGCAATATGGATTGGCAATGAAAGAAATTCAAGATAAATGCGTAGTACTTTGCAGCAATTGTCACCGCAAGCATCACTACGAAGAAAATAAAAAAGTTACCGATCGGTAAATTTAGTTTGTCAATATATCACTTTTTTAAGTTTTATTACTGAACGGTAATAAAAACCCCGCCGAAGCGGGGTCGTGATTAAAGCTTACGCAGCTAAAATCTGGTTAAGCACCTGGAGAACCATACATGCCTAGTGGATCAGAATAGCCGAAGCTATAACGTTCACGAGATTTGTATCGTACGTTGCCCGTGTCAAAGTCTCCGTCCATTGAGTTTTGCAATGGTGTACGAACAAAGTGTTTCATGCCGTTAGGTACATCAGTTGTCAAGAACCATGCGTTGTTATCTGTCAAGAAGTGGTTAATTGTATAACCTTCTGGGATAGAACCATTGTTCTTAATTGCATTGATGTCGTTATCAGTAGTACCAACGCGCAATTCAGTTTCTAGCAAACGAGTTGCAGTAAATTGTAATGCTGGTGGAACAACCAATTTCTTCGGTTTAGCTGCAATCAACAAGCCACGCTCATCAGTCCAAGCAGCGATTTGAATAACGGCGGCTTCCAAAGAAGTCTCGTTCAAGTCGGCTTGAGTAGCTGGAGTGTTGCTGTTAACGCCACCGTTAACCAAGGGATGTGAAGTGCTGAACAAAGGAACGCCATCACCACCAACGTATTGGCCGGAGAAACCGTTATTCAATGTAGCTGCAGCTTTGATCTGCTTGGTATAAGCCATAGCGCGAGCCAAGCCTTTGGTGTAGCGGGCTGACAAAGAATCGTAGAGGTTATCTTCAATAGCTTCTTCAGTGATCGCAAAGCCCAAGGCGATGGTTTCGTGGTTATAGCGAGTAGTCCATGCCTCTTGTGCATTGTCGTACTGAATGGCAGAGCCTTCATTCTTGACAGGTGCGGCAGAGAAGCCAGACAGTTTGGTCTCTTCTTCGAACGAACGCTCAGAAGTCTCTGTTTCGTAAATCTCTTTGTGCTCTTCGCCGTAGCGAGCGTACTCAAGACCGAACAAAGCGTTAAGACCGGGAAGGAGTTCCTTCAATAGTTGTGCGCGTGAAATAGCCATTTAAGTTACTCCTTAGACTGCTGTTGCAGTGTAGTACTCATGGATACCAAAGTTGATCTTGACGAGCATCTCTGGGATTTGAGTAAACACAATGGTTGAACCGGACGGGATAGTCGTTGCAGTCAATCCCAACGAAGTTGTGGCCACGTTAATGGTCACGCTAGTTGCACCAGCAGAAGCGGCGGTCGTCACGAAAGAACCAGTGCGAACGATCTGGCCGTTAGAAGCCACATAGGACACATCAGTACCAGCAACGATAGCGCTTGGCAAGCCAGAACCAGTCAAGGTAATGGTTGTCGAGCTAGAACTACCTGTAGCAGACACAGAAGACGCTGTATCAGGAACTACGCCAACAACACGGATTGGGAATGTGCTGGTGGTCAGAGTTGCAGAGTACAACAAAGCGTTTGAGGAGTTACCTGTAGCGGTGCTACCAACTGTGTTGATCATTTGGTAGTTTTGGCCGATCATGGCATAGCTGCCAGACGCGACGGTAGTACCAGATGAGCAAACAACAGCCTTGAACACTGTGTCAGGATCATCACAAACAATAGCTACTGCGTCACCAGCCAGCGTACCGCCGGGCCAGTATTGTGCAAATGCTTTTTGTTTGGTTAAAGGATTGGTGTAGGAACATCCTAAGAAAATTCCGACCATTCCAGAAGCGCCACCACCAGTAGAAACTGCGAGGCGTTGTGCAAAACCTTGAGCTACCTTTACGAAATCTCCGTAGTAGATAGTCGTAGCTTCACCGTACTGGATAGGTACTTCACGGGTGGAACCCGCAAATACCTGACCTCCGATCAGATTGACCGGCTTTAGGCCGTAGGGGGCCGAGACCGTTGGATAAGCCATTTAAGACTCCTGTAAAAAGTTAAGTGCCAGAACCAAACGTCACTTTTGTCGATTTCTCAGAGAATTTCGACATCCGTGGATCGCTGTCTTTCATGAAATTGTTATCTACAGATTCCATCGTTTGTTTATTGATGTTCGCAAAATGTGCTTCGCGTTGTTTCAAAAACTCGGTTGGAATACTACAGAGAACTAAACCTCCTATTTCAATGCCACCTTTAAATTGGCCTTGATTAGAAGCGTGCATCATCAGTTCCGGATAATCTTCCGCTTTCACGGGTTCATATCCTTCTCTAAACTTAGAAGAGATGTTTTGCGCGTCGGGTGTACCTAACATACTTATACGTACGTAACGGTGTGTAATTCCGGGGCGCGGGTCTGGTTTAGGTAATGTTTCGGGAGCTTGCCACGAAGTCGGGCGATACACGCGCTGTGCGGGTGTGTCTAACTCACGAGCCATACGATTTTGCTTTTCAGCTTTTTCAGTTCTTACCTGTTCCATTTTTTAACCTCTTTTAAGTTGAGCAACCTGTTTCGCATATTCTTCAATCGGCACCCCAAGACGGCGAGCAATCGCGGCTTCTGATGCTTTTAACTTTATGCGGTTAGGCGGAGTACTACGTGAGGCAGCTGCCACAACAGTAGTGATCTTTTGTGCACGGCGTGGGGGTTCATCATCCTCATCAACCGGTCTGATACTCTTTTCTTTGGAGGCGGTGTATCTTCCTCGTCGCTCTGAACATCTTCAAAATGTTCAGGAAATCTTTTGCGCATCGTTTTGTCGATGGTTTTGAAGTACTCTTCAGTACCTACGTAGTCCGGACCATACAACTTTTGTAGCTTCCTGTCAATACCCATAGCTGACATAGTCATCTCATCGTCAACGCCCCACCAATCATTGTTGGCATCAATCCACTTTTGGGTTCGTGGAGCGACTTTAGGCGTATCCGTTTTTGCGGGGGTATATTCCTTTTCTTCTACTTCAATTGGTTTCAAGCCTTGGGCTTTATCCAACTTTAAAGTTGCCTTGGCAATATCTGCTTGAGCGTCAGCAATAGCGTCCACATCACCGGCCTCATATGCCTCCTTGTACTTTTTCTTGGCTGTAGCCAACTCCAAGTCTGCGGAAGTTTGAGACTGTTCAATGAATGCTTTACTACCAGTAGATAGCTGCTGTTGAAGACGTTTGTTTTCTTCTGCAACACTGCGTGCATAGTTTTCCGCCGCTTCGCGTTCGCGTAGGGCTTCTTCTTTTGCTCGGCGTTCATCGTGGTATCCACGGGTGAACTTCTTGATACGCGCCTGTACCTTCTCGTCGTACGAACTGAGTTCGTCTTCTGTCGGGTCTTCAGGGGGTCCCTCGGGGTCGGGCCTACGGCGTCGATCCGCTTTGGGGGTATCGTCTTCAATTTCTATTTCAAATTTATCGTCTTCAATAGCAACATCGTCCTTATCAGGATCGGGTAGTTCAAACTCTGGTAATGCCATTTGTTACTCCTTATGCAGCACGGCTAATCCCGCGCGGGTCTTGTACAACGGCCTCAACTGAGGTATCCGCGATGATGCGGAACTCACGACCGTGAATTTTCAGGCGGGTGCCTGAATTGGGGCGTACGACGACGAAGTCGCCTACTTTGCAGCTTGGCCCATTTGGGAAACGGGAAGCGTCGTTATAGCAATCAGGTCCCATCTTTACTACAAACAGTACTGGGGTCAGCACTTCTTCGTAGTACATAGACTGACTTGATTTCACGATACCAACATCACTATCGGCATACTCCTCCATCGCCTCTGGGACAACGGTAAGCATGTAGAAGGTAGACGGATCGGGCAGCTGTTTAGCCTTATCTTCGTTGCTGACATTGAGAATGCCAGAAAGGTCTACAGCGGAAACATCAAACTCACTCATCGGAATACTCCATTTTTGCACGAGGTCTTTGACAAGTTGTTCTGCATGAGTCAGACCCCGGATGACCCCGCAGACATGCCGATATTCGGCAAAATCTTTCGCCCCACCGCCCATGAGAAAAGTGGCTTGATCGCCTCGGAGTTTGTCAATCTCCTTGGCTAAGTATTGAAATGCTTGTGTGCTCATTGGTTATCGTCTTTCCTTTCGGGACGTGGCTTTCGGTTTTGAGCTTGGCGTTGCGCCATCTGCATAGCCATTTGCGCTTTGTTCTTGGCAATGTCAGCACCGATACGTGCGCCATCGGTTTCTTGTTGTCTCTTAAGCTGGTCTCGCTTGCCAGCAGCTGTTGCACTGACCTGCATAGCTGCAATCTGCATCTGTGCATCAATACGAGCTTTCTCGATCTCCAACTGGTCGGCCTTAGCCGCCGCGTCGATCTGCTGCTTTTGTGCTTTTAATTGCAAGTCTTGTTGTTTCAACTGCAACTCTTGTTGCTGCATTTGGATAAGCGGGTCTTGAGCTTTTTGCTGGGCTGCTTGTTGAGCCGCTTGCTGCTGGTCACGCTGTAGTATGGCTTGCGATGCTTTAGCTGCCGCCATCGCAATCTGATCCGCCATCTCTGGAGGTATGTGTTTATTCTGCTCTTCGCCGGCAGAGGTGCGCCAATCTGCTCTTCAACCTGACGACGATACTCCAAAGCAACGTGCTCATTTATATGCGCCATCGCTGCGGCCATGATCGCTTGAGCCTGTGGGTTGTTCTGCATCAGCTGTTGAATCTTGGGATTCTGTATCGCAGACATGTGTGTCTGGATGTGCGCTGGATGGTTCTGCTCGATGAACGCTTTAACAGGTTTGCCAGTAAGTAAGTTTTGATTCTCCGTGACGGGATCAGTAGGAACTGCGTCCTCTTCTGTCTTGACTAACTTATTAGCGTTCTTGATACCCAACACCTCAATCATCTGGCGATGTAAGAGTGGGAGGTCATAGAGTTGCGGAGCTGTCTGGGCCAACTGTAAAGCGGCTTGATACTGCACGATCTTCTGCGCCATCGTAGCGGCGTTGGGATCGCTAACTGGAATGACGTCTGTTGAGTCGTAGTCAGATTTCTTAGCCTTGCGGCCAGCATCTTCTGGCTGGTAGTCATACTCTTCAGGTGTGTAGTCAGCAATGATGACTTTCAAGAGTTTGAATTCCTGCTTCATCGCATAGTGCAGGCGAGCCTGCACCGCTGTCATGACCTTCAGGGTTCTCTCTAATATGGCTAACGTAGTACCCACAGGAGCTTGAGAGCTCATGTCAGAGACCTTCATGTCCCCACTAGACGCAAACGCACGTCCCTCAGTGACGATCTGCTGGAACAGTGAGAACAGAACCTGTGATGGCTCCTTGTATGGCAGAGGCAGGATGTTGTCTCTGATAGAGCCAGACGGGACGTCTACGTCCCTGAACTCTCCGGGCTGGATGGGGGTGTCGTCCCCTTTAACCCGTAGTCCTCTCGATTTAAGTCCTCCGGGGAGATTCGATAAAGTGCCAGCGTCAACAAGTTGGCGGATAAGCATCGTTGCTGACTTAGCGTATCCACCGATGAGGTGAATGAGCCCGTAGCCGTAGAAGCCAAATCCGGGGATGTACTGGTAGTGGACGAAGTGTTGTCGTTTGGTGTGGAGGACGTCGTCTTCATACCAATTCCTTCTAATAGCTAAGATAGTGCGTGAGGCCTTGTCTACTGTAACAACATACGGCAGCGCGATACCTGTTTCACGTCCTTTTTTATCTTTGTGCTCAAACCCCTTGAGGTCTAAGTTCACATGCATCTCGAGAATACGATAGCGATCATCTTGTGTCGCATTCATCCCCGTCTCTTCAGCTTTCTGCTTCTCTATATCATCTAACTCATAGCCGGGCTCGCCTAAGTCCACGTCCATGTAAAAGCCTGCTTCTTGCAGCTTAGTAATCTCGTTCTCGGTCTTACGCATAACGTGCGTGACCCGCTCGGCATCCTCAATATTGCTCGCACCATACGGCACAATAATATCTTCTGCGGGGATAAACACTGCTACTTGGCGACCTTTACTTGGGTCAAAGTAGACTTTCTTAAACGCTGAACCCGCTAGTGGCAGTGCCCACAACATCTTCTCATGTTCTGGACGATACTCAGTCATCACATCTGTGAGCTGGTAGTTCATGTCCTCGCGCACGCGTGCGGCGGCTTCTTCGCGTAGTTTGTCAATCGCTCCAATAATCTGCGTCTTGACAGGCCCCATCGCTGGGAATGTCTCCATCATTGCTTCAGACTGGAACCGTACAACAGATTCTGTCAGCATGGGGTGGAACACGCCACACGCCCCCTGCCAAGGTTCTGTTCTCTCTTCGTAGTTCAAACCAAGTAACTTCAAGCCGTCGACGTATGCTTTGATCCAATCTCTGCGGTCCATCAGGTCTTTATCAAAGTCACCTACTAACTCTTCTGCAATACCAGACAAGTCACCGTCGTCCATGTACTCAGCTAAGTTGGCATCGAACGTATCTGCCGTTTCGCGCTCTGGTTTAAGTTGGATTTCTATATCACCTGCGTGAATACCCACAGCTTCTGGGTCTTCGATCTCGATCTCCAGCTCTGGTTGCTCTGCTAGGTCAGAGAGTCCCATAGGAGCTTGATATAAACCTTTGTCCATCATGCCTGTTGCCATATTTTTCCTTAAACTGTGTAGAACTTGTCACGGCGGTATCCCTTGAACCACTTGATGTCTTCAGGCTCGTCGCTTGGTAAGCGCAAAACCCACCTTGTCTAAATCTCATCAGTGCTAGTGTTGTCGCGTCAACCAAGTCATCATGAGCGCCTGAGGGGAACTCGGCAATCTCATCTACTAACTCTTCTGCCCAACGCGTCTCAGGCACCCATACTTTTCCAGACGCGATTATGTCCGATACTGCGTTCAATCTGGCAATCTTATCTTGACCTTTACCCGGTGTGAACTCCTGCACGGGTATGCCCATCGACCTGAGCTCATAGATTAGCGGCGCACCGGTCGCCTTCTTCTCGATCAACACGCCATCAGGCTCAAACTCGTTGTACTCATTCAATACATCACGCTTTAAGTCAGTCCACTCAACCCGCTTGCGGTACGTGTTCAACAGAATGATGTTGGGCATCCCGTGGTCTTCATTCAAATGAAAGATCCCCCACGTCGTCCCCGCTGAGTAGTCGGCACGGTTATTCTTCTCGAACGCCGTATCCCAAGTCTGGAGTATGAACTCGCATGGCGGGGGTGTAGGTTTGTCCCATATCTTCCACCAGTCTCGCTTGACAATCGCGCTCTCGTTACCCACGGGGTTCTGCTGGTACTGCGCCTGCCACTTACTATTAGGCAGTTCTTCTTTTAGCGCTGAAAGTTCATCAAGTGACCAAAACTGAGGCCATAGGGGATTACCCGAAGGCAGGATTGCAGGAAACTCAATCACTTCCCACTCTTCTCCGCCCCTAGCAGCTGCGGCTTTTAACACCTGCCCCGTCAAATCTCTCTGAGACCAGCGAGTCATAACAACCACAATCGCACCGCCCGGCTGGAGACGCTGACGCGGACCAGAGGTGTACCACTCATAGACCTTATCGTAGACTTCTGGGTTGGAAGCTGCCATCGCAGCCTCTTGTTCTGAGTGCGGGTCGTCAATAATGAGTACGTCAGCACCCTTACCCGTCACGGCACCGCCCACACCAATCGCAAAGTAGTCACCACCCTTGGATGTGTTCCACCGGCCAGCCGCTTTTGAATCCACTTGTAGGTGAAGATCAGGGAATATCTCGTTGTAGACCTCAGAGTCCACCAAGTTACGCACCTTACGGCCAAAACCTACCGCAAGCTCAGCAGTATGTGATGCTTGAATAACCTTTTTGTGCGGAAACTTCCCCAGAAACCACGCTGGAAGTAAATATGAAGCGAACTCAGACTTAGTGTGACGAGGGGGCATGTTGATAATAAGGCGTTTACATTTTCCACTCGCTACCCTCTCAAACGCTTCTGCCATTCTCTTGTGGTGAGCCCCCGAAATGAAGGTTGGCCACACTTTTTCTACAAACTTTATGAACCTTTGCTGGGACAACTCCCTATCTTTGAGCTTTTCCAGCTTTGTGAGCTGAGCTTCTAGCACCCGCAAGTCAGTTTCGGACAGTTTTCCGCTATTTATTAGCGTTTCTATGTCCTTGAGCGTGATGTTTGCGCTCATTCGTGATCGTTTTCCACGTTTTCTTGTACATGTTCGTCAGACATGTCTACGTTTTCGCCTTTTTTAGACTCGAAATCATCAAGCTCATCAATTAAATTGGCCGTAACGTCCGTCACATCCGCATTAAGTAGGCGTTTTATCCTATCTTTGATGGAGTTTTCTAGGGATGTGGACGTTGTATGGTGGATTGTTATCTCACTGCGCTCAGTGAAAAGCCCAATATCTGAATGTTTGCCAAGAAGCTCTAGTGCTTTGAGCTCAATCTTTGGGTCGCCACTGTCGGCTAGGCTGATTAGCTTGTTTGTTATGAAATTTCTAGCCTGAAGCTGGTCGCTAAACGCTTGGAAATCAAATTGTTTAATTAAAACTGAAGCTGCTTTAGCCTGTGCAGGTACCGATACTGTCTTAGGTGTATTAGCTTTCTCAGCACCGGTGATGAGTTTGCCCGCTTGCTCAAGAGATTTGTTGTCGAAGTCCAGTGAACCACCGAGCTGGTCGATGAGGTCTGCAGTATTTACAGCGATGGCTACGCTATCCGCATGAGTCTTTGGTTGCTCATCGGACAGATCAAAGGGAACGGGATGTTCCGCAGTTGGTTCAATATTTAACATAGCACTCCGGTAAAAGAGGATGTTGGTGAAGTGAATGGTTTGGCTTGCAAGCAGTGGCCCGGTGTTCATTCCTGTGTTTCGGCTTTTGCCTACTTCTTTATCACCAACAAGAAAGAAGACTGCGGCAGGGATCGAACCTGCTACTTTCGAGTCTGAACGGCGAATCTCGCGCCGACCTATTTCTCAATCTTCTTACTTTTTAGTGTTAGTAATTGCTACCCGTTGTTCACGGAGCAGGAGTCCTGCATCTCTCACAACTACCAACGGGGGCGACTATACAACAAAAATATATAGGGGGCAAATGGGAACCCAAAATAAAAGTGACGGGGGGTGTTTGCTGAATAACAAATGAATAATAAAGCTGGGGAATTTCAGAGGGGGTGGGGGTGTCATTTTAAATAAGGGGTTTGGAATCACTAGATAAGATTAACGTACAAAAACAATAAATAGCACCACGGTGTTAAATAAAGTATGGTTGTTGGTATCGGGTGTGCTGCACCCAGTGTAGAGGACCCCACCTCCCCTTTGCCAAATTTCGGGGGCATGGGGTGTCGCTCGGCTGAAATCTAACTTTTGTCAGGCCATTCCCCCGTTTATTTTTGTTCAAAATTTGCTTGCATTTCATACCACAAATAGATATAATCCATTCATGCCAAGCAATAATGCAAAGCATACCTGACAAATGTCAGGTTTCATGTTAGATGTTTTTAGAGAGGTTTACACCATGTCAGATGTTTTAATTATTTCCCCTATCACTCAAGCAATTACTGAGTTAGACAAAACCCGCGAGAATTTTGCAAATTTTGCGGTTAAGACTGGCGAGGTAATCGGAGCGTATGCTGGCGCGATATCGAGTGCTTTTAATATTGTGTCAACTACTGGCGAGGTCATTGTCCCTTGGTATGACCTTAAGGGTAAGAAGGCGCAACCCGTGAAGGCTGAGCGTGCGAAGTTTGTCGAAGTAATGAAGGCGCGAGGTTTCGAGTCAGGCACGATTGATACCTATTGGATGCGCGTAAAAGAAGCGAGTGGCCGTGTTAAGAATAAAAACCGCGTGAGCGGTGGCACATCGGTTGACGATGCAACTATCCGTGACCTTAAAACTATTCTTAACCGCATTGATAACGCTGAGCGTGAGACCGCGCCCCTATCATTCAAAATTGTAGATTTACTTTTAGAGTGTGCGGACATGGCGGGTATTGATACCTCAGAATACGGATTGACCTCGGACACCGAGTAAACCCCTAAACCTGACAAATGTCAGGTTTCTAACCCTCTCGGGAAACCGAGGGGGTTTTTGTCGTTTGTGCAACCTGACAAATGTCAGGTGTAACACGAAGTTATTTTTGTTCAAAGAAAAAATCGAAAATACCAGTTCCCCGTGTGGCGGTAGGCCTCTGCTTATTTTTAAGCAGAATGTGGGTTATGCCAGTTCCCCGAGGGGCGGTAGGCCAAACCTGACAAATGTTATGTTTCGAGGGGGTTTTGTTACGCATTGTTACAAGTGACCTCCCCGCAAACCCGCATGAAACCTAGATTGTTATAAGTTACAATGTTACAACGCATATATGGAAGTCCACCAAAATGAAAAAGCGGGTCAAGGTCAGCAAGTGCAATTCATACTACGCAAACTCATTTTGGCGGGATATATATATATATATGTAACTTTATAACATTATAACTTTATTCGATTTTTCCGCGTGGTTAAGCCATTTCTTTTGTTACGTTCTTTTTTCAAACTCGTAACAAAGCCCTTTTTGTAACAACCCAACCCCATCCAAAACGTAACAACCCCTGCCCAACCTGCACACCTAAAAACTTGACAAAGCCATAACTATGTGGTATAATATATACTGGTTGGGTGGATGTATGGTTTTGTAACTTTATCCCCTGACCTAACAACTGTTAGTTTTCGTGTTTTCTTTTTGAAAGGTTCTGTATGACTTCCGACTCTCGTATTTACTTCATGCTCATGACCATGATTGCATGCGCTTTTATTGTGTTCGGTTTTACTGGTGACGGCTACTTGCACAAGTTCGCCCTTATCGCTGGTGGTTTGTATTTCGGCCACTTAGTAACCGAAGCCTTGAACTATGACGAAACCAACGCAACGAAAGGAGACTAACAAATGTTAGATTTAGACTGGAAACAATGTATCGACTGCGGTGACGATGTGCCACTACCCGATACCAAGCGTTCTGTGTATTCTGCGAGCGTGACCGAGAGCATATGGCAAGCGAGCAACGCAGTTCGTGGTGCATCATCCAAGAATACGGCAAGGGTAACTATCAATACGTTACACCTACCAGCGCAACCACAACACTCAAGCAGACTAACCAAAAGCATTTAAGAGGATGAAGGCATGATTGAATTTACTTTTACCGAATTAGTTTTGACTGTATGGGCGGGGTGGCAACTGCCTCTACTTCCACGAGAAGCACCAAGCGCACATGGCGCGGGTTGTGTTCATGCACTTTGTAGAGAACCCCGAAGCCCGAGAGGACATGCTCAAGCGTTGGGAACAAGCACATAAGGAGGCCTAACAAATGTCAGAAATCGTAGTGCAGATTAAGAACGTCTATGGTGTGGAGAAGGTATACCCAGTGTGTGCCAAAGCACACCTATTCACCGACATTGCAGGGACAACAACCCTCAGACCATCCGACCTCAAGGCGATTCAAGCCTTAGGGTATCGGGTATCAGTCCAACAACAAACCTTGAAAGAACTAACAAATGTTAGATAAAGAAGCACAAGAAGCCTTGGTTGCATTGATGAATACCAAGCAACATCTAGAGACTCAAGTATTGAGAGCCCTGCGTGAGCCTGACTTGGATATCGACCAAGTGATACTGCTACGCAAGAAATACCTAGAGTTCCTAGATAAGTTGCAAGAGATTGAAGACCGACTCGAAGCGCACCAGCACGGCACACCCGAGGAATGGATTGGCATGTGGAAAGGACAAACCAATGACTGAAGAACTAACAACAGAGCAGAAACTCAAACTCTTGGTGGCCAACAGGCCGTGGGAGACTGAGCCCAACAACGCTGAGTGGATGGACGAGGACACTAAATATAAGTGTCGAATCAAACGAAACCCAAGCACTCTATCCCTCTGTGGATACGTGGGAGTGCCTAAGTCTCACCCATGCTGGGGTAGGAAGTATGACGATATGTATGACAGCATCGAAGACCTGAGTGTGCATGGTGGGCTGACCTATTCAGATGGGGATGATGACGGCTGGTGGTGGCTTGGGTTCGACTGCGCACACTCGGGGGACTTGAGCCCATCCGTGTTGTTGCACTTTGTTTCTATTGGCTATGACGCCCTCATACGTGACGAGGAATACCGCACATGGGAGTTTGTCGAGCGTGAGGTGCGGGAGTTAAGCCGACAACTAAGGCTTATCGAGAACCAAGAGAACGACATGGTGCGCAATGTCTAACAAATGTTAGGAATTGATATGAGAAACCCAGTAGTGCGTGAGTTAATCACGAACCCAAAACGCAACGCAGGTAAACATGGAAAGGGCAAGTATGACAAGGTATTACGTGACAGGATGGAGTCCGAGATTCGGGAATTGGCATGCGGAGGTTCTCGAGTGCAAGAACATGGAGTCAGCGAAGAAGCGATTCCTGACGAGTTACCCGACACTAAAGCAGGTGAAGGTGTATCCACTGAGGGGTGAGTGATGAAGGTGGACAAAGAGGAGTGGTGCATCGTGAAGTATTACAACGAATACCCACACCTAGAACCTGAGGAGAGGGTAGGTAAACCACCGTATGACTTACTGGTGCGCCTTGTGTATCAGTGGGGAGCGCAGAACATACGTGGCGATGCGAATGTAGTAGCCCGTGGGTTCAAGACTGCCGAGGAAGCGATGCACTACATAAAACTCTACAAGGACTGACAAATGTCAGAAATCAAACTAAACGAAAGGGAATGATATGGGATACGCAACAATCATGAATGTGCCTACTGTATTTACATACGAGAAGGCCAAAGAACTACACGATAACAGCAAGCCGATACGAGGGCGTTCGCCTGAGATTAGACCGCTCGGTAACAGGCGCGATGTGGATTCGTATTCGGTGCGCATGAATGGGGACGATGTGGAGTTTGTCTTATATAAGACTCCAGTCATCACATATAAACCCAACGGAGAGGTGGTGTTGTTTACGGATGGGTATAACTCAGTATCCACACATCAATTCATTTCCCGCATATTGCGCGTTCATGCGCAGTCAAGCCGAAGGGTGTCCGTCATCAATCTGAACAAGGATGAACGCTACACGATGGGCGGGGACGAACGCCTCACGCTCAAGATGGTGGGTGGGAACTGGTCTTGCGTTGCTGGGGCACAAACGCAGTTTACGTGGAACTTGAACCGCCAATCA